ATTTCTGAACCCCGATGCCGCTGGCCGCTTGCGGGTGCTGACCGATGCCGGCTCAGCGGTGGGCACCGTCAACACGGTTCTAACACTCAACACGATGACCAACCAAACACAGATCGGCGGTATCGCCGCGAACCAACAGATAATTGCGCTTACGCTCGGCAACGAAGCCGACCTGCGCCGCAACATCGTCATCACCTGAGGATCAGCCATGCCCGTCGCCAATTATAACCGCAAAATCATCGACCTGAAGCGTTGGGCTGTCATGCCGACGCCCGCGCCGAGCGCTACCACTGACGCATCGCTCATCATCTCAAGCCGCCTTAACCAGCAACGCCAACTTTACGTCAACAGCAACACGACGGCATGGCTTTATTACCCGTTCGAGGATGGCTGGATTCGGGTTCCATCGCCTGCCCTTGCTGGCACATTTAGCGCTGGCACATGCGGCACCTGTGGCGCTGTTGGCCCGACCGGGACTGCAACGGGCGGCTCCACGACAACGGTTGTTACTGGTCTGAACTTGCAGCGCAGCCTCGCGGGTTACAAGATCGAGATTACGGGCGGCCCCGGCGCTGGTGATGTCCGCACGATCCTGCGTAACACGCTCGGCGCAGCGGCCACGATCACCGTTGAGTCAGCATTTGGCGCGACTATCACATCTTCCTCAACCTTCCGGCTGCTCACCCCGCGCTGGTATGTCTTGAACGCCGGCACGCTTGCTGCCGGTTCGTTCCGGGTCTACTGTTTCGCGCTCAATACCTGGACGACGCTCGCCAACACCGGCCTGCCTGCATCGTTGGGCAATGACGCAAAAATGATTGCCACGCCATCCTACGGCGACAACGGGCAGGACGTGAATTTCGCAACCGGCACGGCCACGGCAGGCGGTGCAAGCACACTCACCAACTCCGCGAAGGCATGGGCCACGAACCAGTGGGCGAATTTCCAAGTTCACATCACGGGCGGCACCGGGGCTGGCCAGATCAGGACCATCGCTAGCAACACCGGCACGGTGCTGACCACATCGACGGCATGGGCCACGCAGCCGGATGCGACAAGCGTTTATCACATCGAGGGGAATGACGATTTCCTCTATATCATGGGCAACGGCGCGGTTACGCTCTACCGCTACAGCATCAGCGGCAACACGACGACGACGCTAACCCCCGGCGCGGCTCGCGGCGGCGCTCCTGGTGCTGCCGTATCAGGGCATTGGGTGTTCGATGTTCCTTCTGCGATTGACGCATCGTGGGGTGACGAAAACGCCATCATCAACGGACGCCGGATTTATTCGTTCCGCGGCGCGGGTGGCGCAACCGTCGACTATTACGACATCGCCGCAAACACATGGGTTTCTGCAACCCCGTATTCGCCCGCAGTTGAGACGTTCACGACTGGCAGCAAATACGTCTATGCCGCTGGCTACATCTACATAACCAAAGAAGCCACGGGCCGATGGTTTCGGTATTCGCCCGCTGAAGGCTCCATGATCGGCTGGGGAACTAACGTCTATCCCCAGGGCGTGGCTTTGTTGGGTGACACGGCATTTGACACGGTGGAACCCGAAACCGGCGTTCGGTTTATCAATATGATCCTCAACACCTCCACGATCCACATGCGCTGTATGGTGGTTTGATCATGACCATTTCCGAAATCATTGAAATGCTCAGAAGCCGCATTGCGCAACTTGGCCAGTTGCGCTCCAGCGCCGTGATGTTGGGTGACCTCGCCCGTGTCGCGTCAATTGACAGTGATCTTGCCGAAACGGAATTGACGCTCGCCACGCTTCTCGCCGCCAACGACTGAGTGACGGGCGATGCTGACGCTTTGGCTGGCAATAGGTGTCATTGCCAGGGAAGCGCTAGGACCGGGCGCCACCGCGCCAGGCGTCACACTCACCGCGTCAACGTCTTTTGTTGGCGGTAATGCTACCGGCGCGGCTGTAGCGGCTGGCGCAACACTTACCTCCAGCGCATCGCTTATTGCCGGGTCGGCGGCCATATCGGCAACCGCCAACGGCGCCACGCTTCAAGCGGACGCCAGTTTTAACCCCGGCGCGGCAAGTGCCACGGGCGGCGTCACCGCACCGGGTGCGACTATCGCGGCGGCGGCTCTGTTTATCCCCGGCGATGCAACCGGCGCCGCGGTGGTGCCAGGCCGCCAATGGCAGGCGGCGGCTACCATCATCACGGGCGGCGCGCTTATCGGCGTTGATGCTCCGGGCGCCACGCTTGCCGCTTCCGGCGCGTTTCTAGCCGGGTCTGCGCTTGGCGGGGCTCTCGCCCCAGGCGCTGCCTTACAAACCGACAGCGCCTTTCTCGCAGGCTCTGCGGCCATCTCTGGCGCAACGGCTATCCCGCGTGGCGCCTTCACGCCAGCAACCGCGCGCCTCGCGTCCAATCCTGCCGCATCGCGCGGCGCCTTCACGCCAGCAACCGGACGCCTTGCGTCCAATCCAGCCGCCACGCGCGGCGCCTTTACACCCGCTCAGGCAAGGCCATGATCACAGTCATAACCCCGCCCGTGACCAATGCCCTCACCGTCACCGCCACGGCTACGCGCGAGCTTGACCTTCATGGCACGCCCGCGACTACGGGCTTGCAGGAATTGATCGGCCAGGCGTCGGACGTATGCGCGCGATATTGCGGGCGACCGGAAGGCTTTGGTCGCGCAACCGTGCGGCAGACGGAGCGCAGCGTTGACCTGCCGTGCATCATTCTCGACCGGGACATTGCCCCGGCTATCACGTCAGTCATTGAGGACGGCACCACGCTTGCCGCGACTGACTACGAACTCGACGGCTCGCTGCTTTATCGCCTCTCGGGCGACTATCGCATTCAATGGCGCGCGGCGGTGGTGCAAGTCACCTATGCAGCAGGCTACACGCTTTTGACGGACCTGCCACAAGACATTGAACGTGCCTGCCTTATCGTGTTGCAGGCCATTCACTCAAGCCGGGGCCGTGATCCGCATATTCGCAGCGAAAGCGCCGATGGCGTGGGCACGGTATCTTATCTCGACCCTCGCTCAAACTCTGACGCGCTGCCGGCGCAGGCCATCACGCTCTTGCAGCCGTGGCGGAAAATAAGCGCATGAGCATCGTCAATGCCGTGCCGCGCATCCTGGAGCGCTTTGGGCGTCCCGTGACGCTTAGGCGGCGCATCGGCACCGGCACCACCTTCACCGAAGCGACGGCGAACGGATACCTTCGCCAATTCTCGCCAGAGGAAATCGCAGGCGGCGTGATGAACGGCGATGCGCGGCTGATTATTGACGCCGAACCGCTTTCAAACTTGGCGCCGGTCAAAGGCGATTTCGTGCTGATAGACGGGCGAAGCTGGGCAGTCCTTGGCGCCCATGCGCGCATGACCAGCGATAACCTAACATCCTATGAACTTTGGGTGCGTGGCGGATGACCCCGGCGCCTTGGACTGATGCGCGCAACCGGCTTACCGCCGCCGCGCTGCCATATCCTATTGAGTGGCCCAATGAGGCATTCACCACGCCTGACCTGGCGCCTTGGCTTTCGGTGGAAGCCGATGGCGACATTCTGGAGCCAATCGAACTCGGCAACGGCGCGTGGGAAGAACGCGGGACGTTTATCGTGCATGTCATTGTGCCGCTTGGCACGGGCAGCGCAGATGCGCGCCAGATCGCCAAAGACATAGCAAACATCTATCGCGGCGTGGTGGGTTACACCGTCTATCGCCGTGCAAGCGTCGGCTCGGGCGTTCCGTCCGAGGATGGCAAATGGTGGGTCCTCACTGTCACGATTGAGTGGGTTTACACCGACCGGCCTGCATAACGCAGGCTATCACGCGGCCTAGCCGCAGAACCTGAAAAGGAATTTATCATGAGCGGTTCTGTCACCGGCTATCAGGCCGGCATTGAAACGACTGAAACGACGCTATCCTATGTGCCGGAGAGCGCATGGGGCACGGCGCCGAGCAGCGCATTCACTGCGCTTCGAATCCTGAATGAAAGCCTGTCGGGCAGCAAGGCGCGCACTCGTCCGAATGAAATCACGGGCAGCCGTCGCGTGTCGCCTGCTTACACGCAAAGCGAACAGGCAAGCGGCGCCATCAATTTCAACCTGTCCTATGGCACGTTTGATGATTTTTTTGCGGGCGCGCTCGGCGGCGATTGGAGCGCATCGCAAACCATCGCGGGTGTTTCTGGTGACATTACCGTCACCACGGGCACGAACGTGCTTTCCTCCACCACCTCAAACAAGTTTCAGAACTTGGTCGAGGGCCAGTGGATTGAATTGCGCGGCTTTAGTGCCGGCAGCGGTGCGAACAATGGCTATTATCGCATTGCCACGAAAACCAGTAACACAAGCCTCATTCTTGCCGGGCGCCTTATCGCCAGCACTGAAACCCCGGCGGGCACGGCGGCGTCTGTCCGCAATGCCGGGATGCTTCGCAATGGCGATCTGGTGAAAAGCTACCACCTGCAAAATCGCTTCGCCTCAAATATCTGGTTGCGCTACGCCGGAGCGATGGTGGCGTCGCTGTCCCTGACCGGGAACAACAACACCAATTTTACTGGGGTCATCAATATCGCAGCGCGCGATGAATTGAGCGCGACAACTGCCGCTGGCAATGGCACCGTAAACCCTGCGCCGACGGGCGGGTTTTTTGACAGTGTTGCGTCTTTTGCCGGGGTGCAGATTAATGATACTGCGCTTGATGCTGGCGTGACATTTGTGTCAGTGAACATATCCCGCGAAGGCGCTGGCATGGATTACGCGATGGGCAGCGCATCCGCCGAAGGCGCGCGGTGGGGCCAGGTGCAAGTGGCCGGGCAGATTGAGCTTTATTTCAAGAGCCTGACGGAATACGCGCTTTTCAAAGCCGAGACGCGCTCGCGCGTGTCTTGGCGCAAGCGTGATCCTGCCGGGAACAGCTACATCTTCACGCTGCCGGGCGCCAATTTGATGAACCCGAACATTCAGGTTGGCGGCCCGAACCAAGCCATTCTGGCGCGTTTCGACATTGAAGGCGGCAATGATCTCTCATTGCCAGCCATTCAGATTGATCGTTTCGCCGCCTAACGAAATCGCGGCGTAACTGCCGCGATGCTCCCGCGCGGAGCAGGGGCGCCCGGCACGGCGGGTCGTTGGGCGCCCCTACCATCCCGCAACCCGCCAATCCCGCAAAAGGTCAAACCGCAATGGCTACTAAGCTGAACATGCTCGAGCGCGACGTTGAAGCGCTCACCGATGGTGTCTGGATCAAGCCGGACGAAACGCTTGACATTGAATTGCTGGTGAAGGCGAAGGATGCCGCCTTCTTTGACGCCGAAAGCGCCGCTTACCGCAAGCTGTTGCGCCGCGCCAAAGAAGAAGGCGTGATCAAGAATAATAAGCAGGGTTTCGATGGCCTGCCGCCTTCGATGGTGCAGCGCGCGCAAGATGAACTTGTGCTTTCGCGCTTGGTCCTTGGCGTCAAGAACCTGGAAGGCGACAAAGGGCCTATTACCATTCAGGAATACCGCGAGATGGCGCTTACCGAGCGCTTCCGCCCGTTGCTCGATCTTGCCCGCGAAGCGGTTGCGCTGGCGACTGAGCGGCGCGCGGCGGATCGAGAGGAAGCCTTGGGAAACTCCGCACCTTCGCGGCCTATCAATTCCGATGGAGCCGCGCCGCAAGCGTAGCCGAAGCGTTTGGCGATGGCGAAGCGCAACCTACCCTCGGCGCTGATCTGCTTTGGCTTTGGACGGCGTGGCAAGGGCTTTCGAGTGAGCGACCTTGGATTGCGGGCGGCATGGGGCCAATGATGCCAAGCGAGACGCCATTTCGCGCCGCGCTGGCATGGGCCGACCATCGGGGCATTTATGGCGCTGACCGTGAATTACTGCTAGATGGGCTTCGCATCATCGATGCGGAGTTTTTTGCTGTCCATGCGGAAAAGGTGAAGGCTTCACAATGAGTTTTTCCCGTTCCGTAAAGCTTTTCATTTCGCAAAGCTTGACCCCGCAAGCGCAATCTGCGGCGCTTGCCAGTTACGCGCGGGCGGATGTTGCGCGGTTGCAGAATGCGCGCCGCGCGCCTTTGGATTATACCGTCTTTGTTGATGGCCGTGAAAATGCGGTGCCGGAAAGTGTCAAGCCGCAAGGCACCATCATTTATCGCTTTAACGGCTTGGCGGAAGCGGTTGCTTTCGCGCTTGGCTTTTGCATTGCGAAATCGCTTTTTAGGACAGGCCGTTATCGCAAAAGCTGGTTTGTTTTGGTTGATGGCCGCGCATGGAGCGCGGATTTTCGGGATATTCCGGCAGGTTCCGAAGTGTATATCGTCAACACTCAGCCTTATCACCGCAAGCTTGAAATGGCCGGCGGCTTGCAGCGTAGCACCACGCGGCTTTGTGCTGATGCACTGCGCAAGCGGTTCCCTGGATTGCGCGCATCGCATGATTTTCTAGAATTGCCATCCGGGCCGCCCCCCGCGCCTTATAGGATGCGCGGCGGCGTAGTGTCGCGGCGGCGCTTTCGGCGGGCGCGCATGTCCAATCCAGGCGAAATGATGACCTATCCTGCGGTGATACTCCGCTGGCGTGATGTATAGGAGGCGGCAGGCATGGCACAGTTAGCGCAGCTTACGACTGCCGAATATACCGCGCGCTTCAACGACCAAATGAGCCAAGGCGCCAATGCGGCGGCGCAGGCTATGGAAAAGCTTGGGCAGTCGTCCGAGGTGGTGGAGACGCGCGCGCGGCGCGCTTCCGATAGCTTGAAGGCTATGGAAAGTCGCTATGATAGCGGTGTGAAATTGGCGCAGGCTCGCGCTCAAGCTGAAGAAAGATTATCCCGCGTTATTGATACAATGAATGCGGCTGTAGAGCGGGGCGAGCGCACTCAGCAGCAGGCAAATAAAGTAATTGACGGCGCCATTCAGAAGCGTGATGTTTATATTGCAGGCGTTCAACGACAAATTGCAATAGATCAGCGGCGTGACCAAATCTTGCTTGGCGCGACCAATCAGCAAAACACCTTCACCGTTGCGAATGACAATGCCACGAGATCTTCTGGCCGTTTCGGCCAAGCGATGGGCCAGGCGGGTTTTCAAATTCAGGATTTCGCCACCCAGGTTAGCATGGGGCAAAATGCCCTGACCGCGTTTGGCGTGCAATTCGCGCAATTTGCTGGCGTGTTTGGAACGACTGGCGCCATTGCTGGCGCGGTGGTGACTGTTGGTCTTTTGGCTTCCCAGTTTCTTTTTATGGGGGAAAACGCAGAGAAAGAAGCGGCGCGTATTGAAAAGAGCTTTGGCGGCATGAAAAGTGCGGCTGAAGAGGTGAAGACTGTCATTGCAGAAATCAACGCTTTATTTTTGACTGCGGCTGAGCGGTCCGCGCAAGCCGCCAATAGGCAATCGGCTGAATTGGCGATGAACGCGCAGCGTTTGCTTGATATGACGATCCAGCGCAACGAGGGTAACGCGCTGGAATTGACACAAACGCAGCAGGAGTTGCGCCAGGCGGAAGAGCGCATCGCGCGCCGTGATGCTGAAATTCGCGCGCGGACTGGATCACGTGTCAATGAATTTCAACGGCAGGATGAAAGCACGCTTTTCCCACTGCGGCAGCGCATTATTGGCCTTGAGGCCGATATTACACGGCAAAACAGCCGCATCGGTGAATTGAACGAAGCTCTCCGCCGCGCTCAAAATGCGGGCGTGGTCGGAACAGAAGAGTATGGGCCACCCGCGCCAGAACGTGAGCGAAACAACCGCGAGGCGGATCGTGACGCGGAACGCATGCGCCGTGAAGCCGAGCGTGAAGCGCAACAAAGCCGCGAGCGTCAGTCGCGCGAACAAGAGCGCGCGAGACAAGAGGCTTTGCGCGCAGAAGAACGCGCCTTGCAGGAGCGCGAGCGCCTTAATCGGCAGATCACCGATGACATAGTGCGGTATTCGGCGGACAGCTTCGCCACGCTTTGGAGCAATACCGGGCGCGGGTTTGCCGGCCTGATGGAAAGCATGTTGCAGATGGTGCGACGCACTTTCGCGCGCATCGCGGCAGAGGCGGTGATCCGGCCAATCGTGACGCCTATCGTGTCTAGTTTCGTGACGCCGATCATGGGCGCGCTGGGCTTTGGCGGCGGCATGGCGCCGGGCGGAGCAAGTGCGGGCGGCGGCGGTATTGGCGCGGGCCAGATATTGCAGGCAGGGCAGGCGATTTCTGGCATGGCGGGCGGTGGTGGCGGCCTGATGAGCATGCTCGGGCTGGGCGGTGCTGGTGCGGGCATTGCCAGCTTTTTGGCAACGCCGCTTTTCGGCGGCGGCGCGGCGGCTGGCGCAGGCGGAGCGGTAACCATGCAAGCTCTCGCGCCTGTAACCGGAGTTGCCGGTCCATCGGCAGTTGTCGGGCCTGCCACAGTAGTGCCAGCACAAGCCGGCGCGGGCGCGGGCGGCGTGACCCTCGGCGGGGCCCTTGGCGGGGCAGCGATGGGTATTGGCCTTGGCACTCTCGCTGGCATGGGCACTGGCGCTATACGCGGCACCGCTGATCCGATGATGGGCAGTCTGCTTGGCGCTGGCCTTGGTGTGGGGGCCGGGTTCGGCGCATCCGCCTTAGGCCTGTCTTTGTTTGGCCTTGGCCCAGTCGGAATGATGATCGGCGCGGGTATTTTGGGCGGCGCGGCGGGCGGCCTGTTCGGCCCGACGCGCAAAGGTATGGCTGCGCGCGCGGGCGGCGATGTGTTCCTGGGCGTGGATGATGCCGGGCTTCTCACCATCACCAGCGCGCGCGGTAAGCGCTGGGACCAGGCTGGCGCGACTGCGGAAGTGCAGGCGCAGCTTGACGCCATCAACCAGCAGGCCGCCGCCCGCAGACTGACTTTTGCCGCACCTGGCCAGGCTGCCATCGGCTTTGGCGCGGCGTCCGGCTCCCCGCGAGAATTGCAACAGGCGGCATTCATCGGCCAGCTTCGCAGCAGTAACGCCAATCAAATGACCGCCTTCGGCACATTGGCCGGGCGTGGCGGCACGTTCGAACAAGCCTTCCAGGCAGCGGATTTTGTCACGCAGCTTTATGATCCGCTTTCGCGCGCGGCAGAACAAACCAGCGCCTTCACTGCGGCGATGGAAGCGCTGACAAAAACTTATGATGAAGCCATCGCCAAAGCGCGTGATCTGGGCCTGTCAGAAAATGCGCTGACGGCGCAGCGCGCGGAACGCATCGCAAAGCTTGAAGCGGATCGCGCCCGCGATCTGGACATCATTGACCGCACCATTGCATCGCGCCGCATGATTGCGGCGGGCGATACGCGCGGGGCTGGCCTGACGCAATTTGACCTGCGTGCGGAAGCGGAATTGCGCGCCTTTGGGGATCAGCTTTTCAATCTGGGGCTGGAACGCACAGGCGATGAATACCGCCGCCGCGTAGTGGAATTGGAACAGGTCATCGCCGATGAACGGCTGGCAGTGATGCGCCAGTATGATCAGCAAGTGCGAGGTCTGACGCAAGGCTTGCTGGAAAGCCTGACGCTTGGCGACCTTGGCGGCCTGCCTTTGGAAGCGCGCTATGGCGCGGCGCTGGCAAGTCTTTCGGCGGCGCAGCAGCCTTTGTTGGACGGCGCGACGCCAGAAGAATTGGCCGAGTTTGCGCGCGTGGCACAGATTGCGCTGCCTGTCGCGCGGGAGTTTCTGGGCATTTCTGGCAGCTTTGCGGAATTGGTGGCGGATGTTTCCCGCACGCTCCGCACCGCTGCGCCGGGGAGTGACCCGGCCAATCTGGGCGCGCTGCTGGAAGCCCAGGTGGCGGGCGCTGATCGGCTTGAATTGGCGGTGATCGGCACCGGCCAGGCGCAAACGCAAGTCTTGAATAGCCTGCTGACCGAACTGCGGCGATTGACAGCGCAGAATGAAGCGCTGTTGGCGCGCGCCACTGTGTAAGGACGGAACCCATGCCCCTTCCCGCTTACCGCGCGAAACAATCTACCGATACCGCAGGCACCGGCACCATTGTGCTGAATGCAGCGGCTTCCAATGCGCGCAGCTTCGCCGCCGCTTTCGGCGCATCATCGCGGCGCATTTTATACATGATCCAATGGTCGACCGGTTTTGAGTTTGGCCTTGGCGATTTCAATGGCGGCACGCCCGGCAGCCTGACGCGCGCGACGGTGCTGCTTTCGTCAAACTCCAACGCGCTTGTGACGCTGCCTGCTGGCACTAAGGATGTCTTTGCCGTATTCGCCCCGGCAGCGCGGGAGGTTGTGTCGTTTTCCGCAACCGCCACGCTGGCACTTGCGGACCTTGGCAATGCGGCGATTTTTACCGGCGCCAGCGCTGCCACGCTTAATCTGCCAGCGATTGCGACTGCGCCGCTTGGTGCGGGATGGCTGATCCTGAATAACGGCACGGCGGCACTGACGATTGATCCGAACGGTGCGGAACTGATCAATGGCGCAGCGACTTTGGTGTTGCAGCCGGGGCAATCTGCCCAGGTGTTGCGTGAGGCCAGCGCCTGGCGCGCGGCGGTGATGATGGGGCCAAACGTCACCGGCAATCTGTCTGTGAGTGGCGAGGTCCAATCCACCGGCCCGATACGGATGCAGGCGGGGACTGCGCTGCTGCCTGCCATTACGCCAACGGGTGATCCTGATACCGGCTTTCACGCGCCTGCCGCGAATATCTTGGCGGTATCGCTCGGCGGTGTGGAAGTCGCGCGCTGGGAAGGCGGGCGGTATCAGATAAACGGCGCGAACGGCCCAACTTTATTGCGGGTAGCCGGTGCGTCTTTCGCGCTGCGCGCGCAATCGGCGGCGGGTGTTGGCATGGTGGTGGAGGCCACCAATAATACTGAGGGTAGCTACCAGCCGATGCTTCTCGGTGGTTCTACCGTCACGCTTACCACCAGCGGCACGACGCGCGTGACGGTGCCGGCTTCGGGGGCGGTGGATGTTGTGGGGCCTTTTTCGATTGACGGCAAGAATGTCGGTATCAATCGCGGAACGGAACAGGCGACCACAAGCGGCGTGTCGATTGATTTCACCGGCATTCCGGCTGGCGTGCGGCGCGTCACCGTTTTGTTTGATCGTGTTTCAACTAATGGCACGTCACCGATTATGGTTCAGCTTGGCATTTCCACTGGCATTGAAGCAACCGGATACACGGTAGGTGGAACGCGCGCTGGATCAAATAATTTTGCTTCGCACGCGGCATATACAACTGGATTTGCCTTTAGCGACTCATCCGGTATGGCAGCATCGCAGCTTTTTACAGGTCGCTTACAGCTTGATCTTTTCAATGTGACCAACAATAGCTTTGTCGGAAACGGGTTTATTTCATCTGACACAGCAGGCGGATATGCTCTGTTTACTTCTGGACGTAAAGCGCTTGCGGGCGTTTTGGACAGGCTGAGAATAACCACAGTAAACGGCACAGACACTTTTGATAATGGCGCAGCTATCATCATGTGGGAGTTCTGATCATGACCCCGACACGCATTGAAGTGAACGTGCTTACCGGCGAATCAATCGAAGTCGAATTGACGCCAGAAGAAATCGCTGCGCTGCCACCGCCGCAAGCGCCAGCCGTCCCGCAAGAGGTGACGAACTTCCAGGCGCGCGCCCTGCTGATGAATATGCCGGGCAGCGCGCCAGGCCGCAGCCTGTTTCAAGACGTGAACGACACACTTCAAGCCATGGGCGGCGTGGAATTTCAGGCATGGGAATACACGACAGTATTCCCGCGCCATTCCGCATTGATTGCGGCCATCGCGGCGCAACTGAACCTGACGGAAGCGCAGCTTGATGAAATGTTCATCGCTGCGGCGGCGATTAGCGTTTAATGAAAACGATCCGCCTTATCCTGGCCGAACTGAATACGCCATCGGCGCAGCGTGACCATTGGTTTCTCTGGTGCGCGGCGCAGATGGCCCATGCTTTGATCGGCGCGGCCTTGGCCGGCGCCTTCATGTTTTGGCTTGCGCCTGCCGAGGCTTTTGCGGCGGCGGCGCTTGGCTATGCGCTGGTGAAGGAAGTGCCTGATTTCTTTCGCGCGCCTTCATGGGCCAATGCGCGGGATTGCGTGCAGGATGCGCTTTTCGTCACCGCTGGCGCAGCCTTGGCCGTGGCCATCGCGGGCGGACACGCCGCCTTGTTTGCGGTGGCAGTTGTGGGATGCGCGGTAGGGCTGTTCTGGGGTGCGGCGGTGCGGTTGAAAGGGGCGGGCGATGTTCGGTGATGACGCCCCGGCCATGGACGCGCCTGCCATCTTGGCGGAAAGCATGTCAAACGCGGGCCTTGCCTTTCGCCCCATGCTGACCATCGGGGACCAACCGCGCGCCGTGATCCTGGCGCTGGAAATCCAGGTAAAGGCGGTGGCGGCATGATCGCGCTTGACGCGCCGGGGATGCTGGCACCGGCCTTCCTGCCGGATGCGTTCATCTCGCCGCAGAACATCACGGCGCTGCGCTTTGCCTCGGCTGGGTTTTACTCTGCCACCACTGACACGCCCGCGCTGGAGTTTTTCGAACCGCGCATTTTGGGCGATATTGAAATCGGGCAATCCGCCGCCGATGCGGTGGCGGTTGGCGGCAGGGTGGCGCTAACTGTCTCTGAAATCGCGCTGGCAGATGCGGATGGCTTTGCCGCCGATCTGGCGCGGTATGGCATTGCGGATGGCCGGCAGGCTTGGGTTTTTTCAATTCCGGTGAACGATGCCAGCGCCAGCGATTTCGGCACCAGCCTTGCCAGCGCAGCCGTGCCGTTTTCGGGCATTGTGCGGCAGGTGGACCGCACGGGCGCATTTGCAGCGCGCCTTGCCCTGAACGACATTACGGAACGTCTATCCACCCCCTTACAGCCCACCCTGTATCAGGGCACCGGCGGCACAGAAGGCGGCACAGACATGAAAGGCAAACCCAAGCCGGTGGCGCTTGGGCAGGTTTTCAATGTCGCGCCGGTATTTCTCGGGAATGTCAATCTGGGCGCGGGCAGCCTGCCAACTTATCAATCGCACTGGCGAGAGATTGCCGGGCATGACGCCATTCGCATCCGGGGCGTGGCGCAGACCATCATCACAACCGGGACGCCAACCGTAGGCCAGGCGCGCGATTATCCGGCGCAGGGCCTGTTTCAACTCGGCGCATCGCCGGATGGCGACGTAACCGCCGATCTGCGCGGCGATGCCGTGCCGATCTATATCAATACGCTGCCCACCATCCTGCGCCGGATGCTGGAAAGCCTGGGCGGCGCTTATGCTGCCAGCGAATTTGAAAGCACCGCCTGGGCTTTCGCTGAAGTGGATTTGCCGGGCATTGTGGGCTTCTACCAGGGCGCTACGGCGGTCAGCGCGCTATCGGCGGTAGAGGATATGCTGGCAGGCTCAGGCGCCATCCTGGCAGGGGGCAGGGCAGGGCGCTTGATCCTGGCAGACCCCTTGGCGACGGATGCGCCGCAGTTTGACGTGACCGCTGCCACCATCTTGGATTGTGAACCCCTGCCGCTTCCTGCCAGCCTTCGCCCCCTGCCGCGCGCGGTGGCGGTGCGATGGGATCGGAACCATGCGCCGCTGTCCAACATCGCCGGTGCGGTATCGGCGGCGGATCGGCAGCGGCTTTCGCAGGAAGGCAGCTTTGCGCGGGCCGAAAGCGCCATCATCACATCGCAGGTGGCACAGCAGCGCGATATTAGTTTTCGCGCCAGCTACGCCCTGGAAGCCGATGCGCTGGCGCGGGCGAATAAGTGGCGCGCGGTGCTGGAAGCCGGGCCGCGCATGGTGCGGGTGGTGACGGATCGTTACCTGGGTCAGATCGAGATCGGGCAGATTGGCCGCGTTACCTATCCGGCCTTCGGCCTGCAAAATGGTTTTATCGGCGTGGTGGTGGGCTGGCGCGAAAACCTGAGCGCGCGGCGGGTGGAAATCACACTTTGGGGGGCAGGCTGATGCCAGGCGCTTTTCTATACGATAACGCGATCACAGCCGCTTCCCTTTCCAGCGATCAGGCCAATATCGCCACGATGCCGCTGCAAAATCTGCAAGACGCGCAACCGCGCCGCCGCGCGCGGCTGAATGCTTCCAGCGCGACAATCTATGCCGATTTCAATTCGGAGCGATCTGTGGATTGCGCTGCGCTGATTTCCACCACGCTGGGCGCGGGCGCTACCGTGCGGGCGCGCGTGGGTTCTCAGGATGCGCTGGTGGAAGCCGTGCCGGTGGTGGCGCTGGATTTCATGCAGGCGGTCCCTTCCAGCATGGCGGCCTGGTCCGCCGCGCGTGGCGGTGGCGGCGGCGCGGGTGAGGCAACCTATTTCGGCGCCGATGGCCTGCTGAAAATCGCCACGGCGGGTGAATGGCGTATTGACCACGCGCCCGGCACGGGCGAACGGCGCGGGTTGTTGCTGGAACCGGGCCGCACCAATGCCGCCTTGCGGGCGCAGGATTTCACCCAGGCGGCATGGGTGAAAACCAATATCACTGCCGCGCGCGACGTGGTTGACCTTCGCGGCCTTGCCAATAGCGCATCGCGGCTGACCGCCACGGCGAATAACGCGACGGTGCTGCAAAGCATCACGGCGGCAAGTGCCGCGCGCATCACGTCCTTTTATCTGCGCCGCATCACTGGCACCGGCACGGTGGAAATCACGCAAAACGGCGGCACGAATTGGACCGCCGTGACGCTGACTGGCGACTGGCAGCGGTTTTCCATTCCTTTCGCAACCATCACCAATCCGCAGATTGGTATTCGCATCGGCACCAGCGGCGATGTAATAGCGGTGGACGCGGCGCAATGTGAAATCGGCACTTTCCCAACCAGCCCGATATTGTCCGAAGGCACGGCGCTTACGCGGCAGGCGGATGGCGGAACAATTGCCATCAGCGCCACAGACCGCGCGACTTTGTTTACCGACTGCTTTCATCAAGCCGTCCGCAGCGATGGTGTGGTGGGTGCAGGGTCAAACATCCAGATTGACGATGGCGGAACCAGCGTTATTCGAAATCGCCTTATCGCGCCGCCGAATACTACGGATGGTGTAATTCTCAATTCAGGTAGCGCGGTTGCAGATTTCACTGGTGGCTTAATTTCTCTGCCCGCCGCTGCATTGCAGGCGGTCGCCTATGCGGCGAACGACATGGCGTATTCCCAAAATGGCGGCGCGGCGGAAACAGACGCATCCGGCGTCCTTCCTGACCTGACGCGCGTGGCGATTATCCAAAGCGAGGCCATCACATATCTGCGCCGCTTACGCGCGTATTCTGACCGCCTTTCAAACGCGCAACTTGTGGCACTCACCGCCACCGGATCAAGCCTTGTCGCCAGCCAGGTCACGGGCGACACCGGCACCATCGCGGCGGAAGCGGAGGCGGCGAACCAGGGCAATGTGATCCTGACGCTGCCGGCGCCTGCGCTTGGGCGCATCCTTCGCATTGATATTGAAAACCCGACCGCAACCTTTACAGACATCGGCGTATTGGCGGCGGGGCAGCTTTGGAAAACAGAGCGCAGTATCGCATACGGAATTGACGAGGGGCGGCTAATGCTTGATCGGCGCGACCGCAACGCCTTCACCGGGGCAGAGTTTCCAGTCCCGGCAGTAATCAATCCACGATATGCGCGCTTCACGTTGCCGGTCCTTTCCGATAACGAGGTCCGCACGCAACACCGGGAACTTGTGCGGCAGCTTGGCGCGGCAGGCGATGGGCTTGTGATCCCTGACATTGCCGATGGCCTAGCCGAGCGCAACCGCCGCGCCTTGTGGGGCGGATTGAACGAGGCGGGCGGAAATGCTGGCACCATCATGGCCGCGTTCAATATCAATGAGCGCAGCTTCACAGTGACGGAGCGCGTGTAATGCACGATGCGGTTAAAGAAAAACTTGTTCGCGCGCATGAGGCAGTCAAAGAACATGGCGCTATTCATATCGCGGCAAAAAAAACCGGCACTCCCTTTACCACAATGCGAAAACATTACAGCGAGGCATTGGCTTTGTTGGGCCTGCCAGACGTGCGGCACCATCCAAAAAGCCTCGCTCACACGCCACTAATGGAGGCGCCGCAGTCGCCCAAAAGCGAATTGATTTCGCATTTGCCAGCAATCCAAAACGCCACGGCTTTGGCCTTTTCCGATTGCCATTGGACAAGCCTCGTGCAGCCTCTATCGCTGGCGCATGAAGCCCTACTTATCATGGCGCGGTATATCAAGCCTGACTATCTTTTTTGTGTAGGTGACGCCCTAGACATGGGCGCAACATCACGCCACGCGCCGGTAATGTGGTCCGACGTATCGAAGCCCAAAGTCAAAGACGAACTCGCCGCCGGTCAAACACATTTGCGCGAATTGCGCGAGGCGGCGAGCAATCCATCATGTTACTGGATACGCGGTAACCATGATGATCGGTTTGACAAATATCTCGCAGCACACGCGGCGGCGTTTGAAGGCATGGGCGCCTTCACGCTGGCCGATTGGTTTCCGGACTGGCAAATGTGCTGGCGTCTCGACGTTGGCGATAACGTGTCTTTCGTGCATCGCTTTCACAATGGCGTCCATGCGGGATACAACAACGCCATGAAATCCGCCCGCACGGTTATCTCAGGCGACACACACGCGCTTGAGGTGAAGCCCTGGAATAATTGGACGCGGCGCCTATGGGGCGTGCAATGCGGCATGATTGGCGATCCGGCGTGGCCTTGTTTCAATTACCGCTTGGCGCAACCTGGGCAGCAACAGCCGGGCTTCATTGTGCTGACATGGAAAGACGGGGAATTGATGACGCCAGAACCTTGCGAGGTTATTAACGGCGCGGCATGGTTCCGAGGTGAACCCGTCGCAGGGCGCGTGCGGGTGAAGGCGGGAAGGGCTACCGCATGAGCGCCGATATTGATGCGATTGTGCATGATGCGGAAACCTGGCGCGAGCAGCGCGACGCCATTGTGCGGGCGGCGTTGCAGTCGCTGGCGCAGTCTGGCGCGGGGCTGGATTTTCTGGTGATGCAATTTGCGCTGGCAGCCGCCTTTGATGAGGCGGCGCGGCATGAAATCACGCGGCAAGGATCGAGCATCGCTTGGGCCGTGCTGAAACGCAATTCGGAACGATTAAGCGCGCCTTAATGGTTGGAAGGTGAACCCATGACCGCAAGCCGCCGCCCGCCCGAGAATAACCCCTTCGCCGCCGCGCTACGCTTTCATGTAGAGGAAGCGATTGCCAATGGCGCGCGCGTTGCAATGCTGATTTGGGAAGGCGACAAGGGGATTGAGGTCGCCACCGTGCCGCAAAGCCGCGCGCTTGCGGTGGGCCTAATAGCCTTGGCTGATGACGTTCTTTTACCGGATGAACCCGATACCGAGGGAGATTGACACATGATCCCGATTGTGACCGCCCTACTGCCCGCGCTGGGCACGTTGATAGATCGCCTAATCCCTGACCGCGCGGCGGCGGAGAAGGCCAAGGCTGAAATGGAGTTGCAGCTTGTGCAAGCGGCAAACGCGGCTGCGATGGCGCAGGTTGAGGTGAATAAGATTGAGGCCGGGCATTCCAGCGTATTCGTTGCCGGGTGGCGCCCGTCTATCGGATGGGTATGTGCCGCCGGGCTGGCATGGGCTTTCGTGGTCGCGCCAATCGCGTCTTGGTCGCTGATGGTGTTGGGTATAAAGGCGGAATTGCCGGCCATCCAGTTTGATCACCTTTTCGAGCTGGTGCTGGCCATGCTGGGCATCGGCGGCTTGCGGACGTTCGAGAAACTGCGCGGGGTGGCCCGATGATTTCCGCCCGCTGCGAATTGCGCCTGGCAGGAGTGCATCCTGACTTGGTGCGGGTGGTGCGCCGCGCGGCGGAAGTCGGGGCGTTGTTTCGGGTGGTGGAAGGCGTGCGAAGCCTGGAACGCCAGCGCGACCTTGTGGCATCCGGCGCCTCGCAGACCATGAATAGCCGCCACCTGACAGGTCACGCGATTGATATAGCGCCGATTGCCGATGGCGTTGTGTCCTGGAATTGGACGCATTTCTTCCCGCTTGCCGATGCTGTAGCCGATGCGGCGGTCACTGAGGGCGTTACGCTTATCTGGGGCGGCGCATGGGGCGGGCTGGTGCAAGACTGGCCCCAGGGCAGCTCTAGGGCGGCGCAGGCGGCCTATGTGGCGGAACGGCGCGCGGCGGGGCGCAAGCCGTTTCTTGACGGGCCGCATTTTGAATTGCCGGCGGCGGTCTATCCGTAACGCATGCCATTTCGCTGGTATCAGCAAAATGGTCGCGCGGTTGCGATAGCGTTAGAATGATGCGCTTATCGGAACCATTTTCCTGATGCCGGGAAAATGGTCACTCATACGCATCCGCCCTTGCCCGTAGCGCGGCGGCGCTTGCCTTGCGTGGGCACGACGGAATGACCTCGGGTCGTGCTGGATACAGCGTAACCGCCGCGTCTAGGCTTTCCGTATATCGCCGCGCGTTCTGATGTAAATTCGGGCTGTCAGGCCATCCAACGCCAGCCGCGATTGCAAAATCCAATTCCCGATCCGGCCCGGCTGCCTGTTCGCAGCGCTCGGCAAGGGCTAGGAGGGTGGCGCGGTCAGTCATGGCTTTACCCCGTGCATCGCAACGTGTGTCAGGTATGCAACGATAATGCTGCGAACCATGTTCGGAACCTCATGCTCAGGCACAGCGCGCCGTCGCCCCGTGACAGACCGCATCCATTGCGCCGCTTCCGTGTCAGCCACGGCAAGGGCTTCCTGAGTAATTGAGGCGTAAATTGGGTCACACATCGCCTTCACCTTTCGCCATCGCGTTAAGAACATCAACAATCTTCTGACATTCATCTGCCAGAATCAAAGCCTCGTAGTTAGTTCTTTCCGCCCAAAAAGCGCTACGCTCTTTCAACTCATGCGCCGCTTCTTCCAGCGCATCGCGCCGGGCTTGGGTAACGCGCGCTTCATACTTGTCGTGCAGCCTATTTAATGCGCCCGTTGGTGACTCACTCTCGCTTTGCGCTGAAACCCCGGCAAAAAGCAACGCATTATATATCGCATTTTCGGACCTGCGTAGGCGCGTTGTCAGCGCATCCACTTCGGCGGGCGTGAGGGCTGGGCCGAGGTAGCGCGTGCGCTCTGTCATGCGGGGTGACGTGTAAAACTCCCATCCGTCGCCCGTGTCCCATGCTTTTCCGTCTGCGCACCAAAGCATCGGGTAGGGCGCGGCGATACCCACCGCCGCACAGACCCAATGCCACCCATCTCTTTCCGGGTTCAGCGGCACCCCAGGTTTGCCGGGCCATCCGTTGTTGTCGCTCATGGCTTCCTCATTTCAGCAAGCGCGCGGGTTAGGTCCATGCTGGCACGGCGTAATGATCCGCATTGCTTTGGTGTGTGGTTGTCGAAGGTATGGCCGTGCGCTTCATAAGTGCCTTGGGCCTTCTCCCATTCAGACACACGCGCAAGGAACCGCTTGGCCTCAGCCTTCGCGGAGGTGATGTTTTCCTTTCTCATTCCTTTTCTCCCAGCGCGGCGCGCAATTTCTGCAAGTCCCCCGCTAAATCGTGCTTGTCTTGAAAGTATGGGGAAGCGTATGCCGCCCAAAACTCGACGGCTTCAATCGCAAGGCGCAGCGCATCCCGCAGCCGCGCGTTCTCGGCTTGCAACTCCGCGATCCGCTTCTGCAAGGCGTCATAGGTGAC